GATCGCACAAGGCGTTGTGCGAATCAAATCTTCGGATCAGACTCCAGGCCACTAATTGATCTTGATCGTAATAACCAATGATGTCGGCCATGGGATCAAGATATCTGCTGTGAAACATGGGCATCACACTGTCAAACTGTTTGTGAACACAGTAAGCACGGTAGATGTTATCCAGCTGAGCTAGAGTTGCTGTGTCACGATCCTGAATGTACTGCCAGCGCACCAAAGGCTGATAAGTGGTGCGCGAAAGATCTATTCTAGCAAACTGATAGCTCACAGTCTCGGGTCCTGACGATTCTCAAACAGTCCCTCAAGATAGTCTTCAGGCCAGCCATGATAGAAACCGCGTTGAGCAATCAGGCGAGCTCGCTGATCAAGATCTGACAGACTCTGCACCAGAATCAAGGCATAGGTGCCTTGATTCATGCTCACACCCTGCACAATTTCTGGCGCTGCAGGATGATCGCTCAGGGCAATCATGTCTTTGCGATTCAACCACTGTTGATTGGCTGCGGCTACATTGTTCTCCAACACATCAGCTGACCACTCAGTGGGATCGTATACATATATCACCACCTCCCACTGATACATACCCCAGCGACTGCGCTGTTGTAGATCAAACAAGGGATCATTGCCCAACAGCACCTGATAGCTTTTTTTGAGTCGGGCTGCACGAGCATAGGGACAGGGTGGCCAACCGCCCAAGGCAGGATGCGGCTGTTCCACAAACGTGGCAATCCAGTGTTCAATGTCTTGAGTGACCTGTTGAATGTCCATTAGAAGAAAGGCAATCGGCTGTTCTTGGTTGTTTCAAGATTGTGCTTGATCAGCTCGCTGATGTAGGTGCGTTCTTTGAGACTCATCTGCAGAATGTCCTCATAGGTGGCACCACCACGCATGAACCAACTCATTTTGAGAGCTTGTTCACGCAGTGTGTCTGCCTCCTGATCCATGCGTTCTACAAACTGTTCAATTTCTGTGTTGTCTAGGCTCAGGAGGCGTTGCCGAAAAAATTGGCTTGGTCCATGATCAAGGCCTGTTTGTATTCGTGACTGCAACTTTCACAGCGTATGCCCAGCAAGGGCATTTCGCTGGGCTCACGTAGACCAATCACATAGTCGCGGATCTCTGTAAACAGTTTGCGGTCACAGTTGTGGTACAGTTCCACAATGTGTTCGCGTTCGGTCACCAGAGCTGCGGTGGTGCGGATGCTGAGAGTACAATTGGCCAAACTCTCTATGGTGAGTCGTGTGACCTGCTGCAAAAGTTCGGCCAGCATGGCGATTTTTTCTTCTTCAGTTAGGTCACTGTTTTGCACGTTCTGAATCTGTTTCTGCACTTCAAATTGTGCAATGTTGAGTTGATTCTGCTGACGATAACTCATGGGGCAGAACTCAAAGTGCATCTCGCCCCAGGCACGACCTTGGTCATAATTGCCCATGCGGATCTGCTCTAGACTGTGTCTTAGATCAGCTGTGTATTCACCTTCGTGTTGACAGGCTGGGCACTGAGTGGTGATGTCCATGTTGTGACCGTAACTGGCAATGCGTATGGCAACCAAGACAGAGTTTAGATCCACACTGGGTATCTCCCAGGCATCGTGAATATTGGGTATGCAGCTCTGAATCACACTAACTGATGCTTGGCCGCTGAACAGACTATCTGGTGTGCGATAGGTGATTTCGTCTATGGCAGTCATGGGGTACACAGCTAGATCCTGATTGTCAGGGATGTCTATTGTGCCCGCGGGCCAGTAGTTTCCGCCGCTGGGCAAGCGGAAATATATGGCTGGTTGGCGAAAAAACTGACGCAGTGGGTTAACATTTTGGTTCATTTGGCACCTATAAATATACTGAACCTTACTTATAGGCACCAAAAATATGGCTACAGATTCTACTCAGCAGATGCAAGATCTCCAAGAAATGCTGACTCGCATGCGCGAGCTTGGAGATTCTAGTTATCGCAATCGGATGGCTCAAGAAGCCTCAACCGATGCCTTGATGAAGACCAAACTTGGTCTCAACAATTTCTCAGCCAGCACCAAGAGCGGCGCTGATGCTGTGGCTGCCATGGCCAAATCTGCCACCAGCTACATCAGCGCCATGTACAATGGACAGCGTGGTTACGCTGCCATGAACGAAAGTCTTACCAATCTTGGTACTGCTGCCAAAGCAGCAGGTGTAGCACTAATGCTGCTGGGCGGACCAGTCACCATGGTGATAGGCGCCTTGACAGTGTTGACTGGTGTCATGATTGATGCTGCCAAGAAAGTGGGCGAGTTCAATGACGCTCAATTCAAGACCTATCAAGAACTGTCACAGTCTGGTGCCAATGCCGCAGACGGCATGGACGGCGTTACCATGTCGTTTGTGAATCTGGGCTACAGCCTACAGGAAATGAATCAGATAGGGGGTCTAATAAACGCCAATGCTGAAGATCTTGCGTTGTTTGGTAGAAGTGTGTCTGATGGGCGTAAAAAATTCGTCGCACTTAGTGATCAGTTTGCTCCGTTCAAGAATCAGCTCTACATGATGGGCTACACCACAGAACAGATAGATGCTGCTGTCATGAGCTTTGTGAAAAATCAAACCAGAATTGGCGGATTGCAGGGCAAAGTCAATCAAGAAATGGCAGAGTCTGCAAGAAAATACATCATGGAGCAAGACGCTCTCACCAAGCTCACAGGCATGAGTCGCCAAGAGCAGGAGCGAGCAATAGAACAGGTGCGCAGTCAAGAACGATTTGCGGCAGCCATGCAAGATCTACGCGATAAAGGTCGAAAAGCAGAAGCTAGACAAATTGAAATGGTGTATCAGGTTCTGTACAGTCAGAACAAGGAAGCAGCACAGGGCTTTGCAGATGCGCAGGCCGGAATGTACGGCTTTACAGAAGCTTCTATCAAGAGCATGAACGCCACTCAAGGCGCACAGTTGGAAATAGTTCAACAGTTACAGACAGGCAAGATCAATGCTGCTCAAGCACTGGATCTTGAAATCAAGGCACGCAAACGCACCTATGAAGAGCTGGGAAAAACCTTTGGCCAACTGGGCATCTATAATTCGTTTGCAGGCGACTACGCTGGTGATCAACGATTGATAACTCTTGGCAGCGAGGGAATAGCAAAAAAACTTACTGAGATCAATAAAGAGTTGGACGATGAAGGCAAGAAAAATTCTGAACAGACACGCAAAAGAGTGGCTCTAGAAGCTGGCCAACGTGAAAACACTAGAAAACTTCTAGGTGCAATGAATCAAGTGGCACCAGGCGTGACTGATCTCCTGATGGAGTTTGCAGATTACCTCAACATAGCAGTGGATGCCTTGGCTAATTTTGTTGACTTTATGGTTGACTCATTTACCAGTGACCAACCCATAGAAACGCAGGCTGCAATTGAGTATCGTAAGCGTGCATTTCAAAGTGCAACATTCACTCAAGACGCCCTAAAAATCAATCAAACTGAAGAACAAAAGAAAGCCGAAGAAGTGTTGCGCAAGGGTTCTAGACTGCAGTCTATGCAAAGGGCAGCCAAAGACAAAGAGATGTTTGCCAAGGATCCAAAAGACTTCAAGACAATTTACGGAGTAGAAACTCCTGATCTAGCCATGGAGGAAGAGAAAAAACTCAAGGCCGAGCTAGCAATTATTGTGAAAGAAATGGGGCTGGAAGATGTAAGAGCTAAAAAAGAAGAACGTAAAAAAATGCGCGAAGAGAATCGCCGACGCAGCGATGAGCAAAGAAAGCGCACACAAGAGTTGCGTCAAGGCGCCAGCACAGCACCAGCAAGTGCCCTGCCGCCGGCTGGCGCTAAACCAGTGACTGAGGCTGATCTCAAGGCACGAGGATTAAAATTTGATTCAGCCGGCGATGTGCAGCGATCTGACATGGCCTTGAGTCCCAAGTTGATTGACTTGGCTGAGAAAGTGCAGAAACAGGTAGACGGTTTTCAAAAGTTCAACGGCTTCAATGATCGCTTCCATCACACAGATCCACAGTATTACGGCGATCACACTCGTGGACAGGCTTTTGACTTTGCATTGAATTACACTCCCACTAGGGAACAAGGTCAAAAAATTGTAAGTCAGCTCAAGAGCATGGGCTTCTACCATGCTCGCGACGAGTACAATGATCCCAGTGGTGGGGCAACTGGTGGACACATTCATGCTGCTATCAAGGAGTTTGCTGACGGTGGCATACTGCGAGCACGTCCGGGCGGAGAAGTAGTGCGAGCAGCTGAAAACGGCTATGACGAAGCATTTATTCCTCTCAAGAACGGCACTGTGCCGGTGACCATAAATGGCCTAGACATTGACAGAGAGATCAGTGCGGCCATGACTCGAGCCTTTGATAACCAGAACACTGTGTACGTAGATGCCATGAAAAGCATGGTAAATGACCTGCGTCAGACCATGACCGACGCTGTGTCGCGCATGAACAACAACAATGAAGTGTTTGGTCAACTGCTGGCATCTACCCAGGAAATGGTGCGAAATCAGCAGCAAACCAACAATCTGCAGACCAAGATGCTACAGGCAGTGAGCAATTAAACTAAATACTGAATCATGGCAGAACTTCATCAGCGCGGTTGGCGCAAATATTTCAAGGTCGCAGACACTTCCGGGCAGCTGAGTCCTATCTCTGGCAAGAACCAATTTGGTCTTGCTGGCTATGCTCGCAACGACGGCGACAACAGTGCGGTGCGAGCTGACTTTGTGTTTCGCAACTACGCTAGTAGATTGCCCGAAGTCTACAGCGGCCATCCTAATCGTATTGAGCGATACAATCAGTACGAAAACATGGACATGGACAGTGAAATCAATGCCTGCCTTGACATCATAGCAGAATTCAGTACACAGGTCAGTGACAGCAACGGCACGCCGTTTGACGTTGACTACCATGATTCTCCCACTGACAACGAAATCAGCATCATCAAGAAACAGCTCAAGCAGTGGGTCAAACTCAATCAGCTGGATCAACGTGCGTTCAAACTGTTCAGAAATGCCATCAAATATGGTGATCAGGTGTTTGTGCGGGATCCGCAGACCTTTGAACTGTACTGGGTAGACATGACCAAGGTTGCACGAGTGATTGTGAACGAAAGCGAAGGCAAGCGTCCAGAGCAGTACATTATTCGTGACATCAACCCCAATTTTCAAAATCTCACAGTGGCGGCCAAGACCACCACTGACTACATGACCAACCCTGTCACAGGCACCATCAGCGGTGCTGCCAACTACACCATGCCCAACGGCGGCACTGGCGGTGGTGTGGGCAACAGCAGATTCATGCAGGCCATGAACGAAACCTGTATAGATGCCAAGCATGTGGTACACATCAGTCTCAATGAAGGTCTAGATGTGTTTTGGCCCTTTGGACGCAGTGTGCTGGAACAGATTTTCATGGTGTTCAAACAAAAGCAATTGCTGGAAGACGCTGTGCTGATCTATCGTGTGCAACGTGCTCCAGAGCGACGAATCTTCAAAATTGACGTGGGCAACATGCCCAGCCACTTGG